GAAGAATTTGAGAATTTGCAAGAAACTTTCTGATAGCCTATTGCAATGCGCGTCAATATGTAGTATAATAAATGTACAAAAATAAAAACAAAGAAAAGGAGATTTAGTATGTCACGGTTTAACATTCAAGACATTGAGAAGTACGGAACAAGTGGTTCCAGTTCATTCTTCTCACTGAAAGACAATCTGGACACAGCAAGAGTGAGGTTCATGTACAACGGAATTGAGGATGTCGTTGGTCATGCAGTTCACGAAGTCAAGATTGAGGACAAAACTCGCTATGTAAGCTGCTTGCGGAAGTATGACGAGCCTAAAAGCAAGTGTCCTCTGTGCGAGGCTAACAACTTACAGAAAGCCAGAATATTTATCCTGCTCTACAACATTGACGAGGAAGAACCTCAGGTGTGGGATAGAGGTCCTAAGTTTGTTCCTCAAATATCCTCAATCTGTGCAAGATACTCCTCGGCTGATGTTCCGCTGGTTGCCCACACCTTTGAGATTGAGCGTAACGGCGCAAAGGGCTCACAGACAACAACCTACGGTATATTTGACATGGGAGCAGATGATACAACCCTCGAAGATTTGCCAGAGGCAGTAGACCCGATAGGAACAATCGTTCTGCAAAAGACGGCCGAAGAGATGGCTGTCTATCTTGACACAGGAGCATTTCCCAACGAGGGTGGTGAGCCAAGACGCAGAGGTTCTGGTGGAAGACAGTCTGCTGATGAGGCTCCCACGAGAAGAACTCCATCACGCGTCGACAGGGTGTTTTAAGTAGTGTCCCTATTCAGCGTTCCTAAAAGAGCTGGCCGAGCTGAGAGTATAGCCCTTGCAAAGAAATCAGGTCGCAAGGGCTCTCAGTCCTCCACCACAGTTAGAGGTGCGACTGGCATATTAGACCGACTTAATATGGCAAGAAGTCTTGTAGAAAAAGCATTCGGACATTACAGGGATAAGTTCATCATGATACAAGACCAAGAGACCCTTGATAAGTACATAGACGCCGCCATAAAATTTGGCGAAATGGCGATTGACACTGAAACCACAGGGCTCGACATCATGAACGATACAATAGTTGGAATTTGCTTATATGTACCAGGCCTCGCACCGGCTTATCTCCCGCTTGGCCACCGCTCTTACATAACGGGAGCTATTGTAGCTCAACAGCTCCCTCAAACAGCGGCCACGCAAGCGGTGAGCCGTCTCCACGCAAGCTCCGTGCGACTAATCATGTTCAATGCAGTTTTTGACATTAGAGTTATTGAAAAAGCGACTGGAATACGGCTCAAGTGCTATTGGGATTGCAGTCTTGGCGCAAGGTTGCTAAACGAGAACGAGGACTTTAATACCAGAAGTCTTGACGCCCTGCACAAGAAATACTGTACCGACGGCAGCCAGAAGTCCATGGACTATGGCGACATATTCAAGGATATTCCATTTGACTTGGTTCCTCTGAACATGGCTTATTTATATGCGGCGAATGACGCGCTTATAACCTATGAACTGTATCAGTTTCAAAAACCATTCCTAACTCCTGATGACCCTCTGTGCATTGAGCGTGGTTTAGTAGATGTTGCATGGGTATTCCATAATATAGAAATGCCGATAGTTGATGTTGTAGTTGCAATGGAAACCCGAGGCATTAAATTTGACTTTGAGTATAACGAAAAACTACAAAAGGAATATCATGCAAAGTTAGAGGAGCAAAAGGAAGTAGTGTACCGCTTAATAGCTATGTATGAGGACGAAATAAACACATATCGTCTAAAAAATCCCGGCGTAAAGTTGGAAGACCCTATAAACATAAGCTCAACCACACAGCTTGCTATACTGCTATATGACATTATCGGGGAAGACCCTGTAATGGATAAAAAGACGAAAAAGACAACCCGAAGCACCTCTGAGGATGTATTAACAAGCATAGGAACTCCACTATGCAAGGAGATATTAAAATACCGAAGCCTGTCAGTCCTCGTAAGCACTTTTATAGATAAAATGCCTAAGTGTGTAGCCCACGATGGAAGAATACACTGTAACTTTAATCAGTACGGGGCAGACACAGGACGATTCAGCAGTAGCAATCCCAATCTGCAAAACATACCCTCACACAACAAAGACATTCGCAAGATGTTCACCGCCTCCGACGGCTATGTACTTCTGTCGGCTGATTACTCTCAACAAGAACCACGATGCTTGGCTGCTCTCTGTAAGCAACAAGGAGACCCACAGATGTATAATACATTCATGTCTGGTAAGGACTTGTATAGCGATATAGCAAGTGCGGCCTTCAAAGTCCCTTATGAAGATTGTCATGCAAAAAGACCTGACGGAACAGACAATCCTGCCGGCAAAACTCGCAGAGATAATGCAAAAACAATACTTCTCGGCACACTGTACGGCAGAGGAGTTGATAGTATTGCAGAACAATTGAACACAACCAGAGCCGAGGCCCAAAAGATACAAGACGCCGTGTTTGCGGGGTTTCCTGCAATAAAGCAGTTCGAGCAAGCCTCTATAAAAATGGCGCAGACACACGGCTTTGTAACTACTGTATGTGGTAGAAAGAGAAGATTGCCGTCTATGATGTTACCAGACTACGAGGTGGTATGGAAAGATGGAGTTGCGCCTGATGAAGACCCCTTAGACTTCTCCGAAAGCGAAGTTATTACAGAGGTGCCGGAGAGCATACAAGCTAAGTGGATAAGAAAGGTCAAAAATGCGCCCTTCTTCTCAAAGCGAAAAGTGTTTGAAGAGGCTAATGCAGCCGGCTTGCGTATCATAGACAACACCAGAAGTAAGGATATAACAAAAGTTGTCAATGCGAGAATACAGGGTAGCGCCGCTGATTTAACTAAGCTGGCTATGATAGCCCTGCACAATAGTGAGGAAATGAAAAAGCTCGGCTTTTGTGTATTATTGTCAGTCCATGATGAAATCATTGGAGAGTGTCCGGAAGAGAATATGCAAGAGTGCGCCAAGCTTCTTGCAAAAATAATGTCAGACGCCGCAGAGGATATTCTCGAAATGCCTATAGACAGTGAGGTCGTGTGTAGTTATAGATGGTTCGGAGAGCCTTTGAAAATACAAGAGAAAGGACATTCTGCATGAGTACACTGTTTTCCCCTAACAAGAAAGAGCAGCCAAAAGACAATCAATACACGAAAAAAGTACTCATACCGCACTACGAACCATCAGAGATACAACCACACATAGCGACTTTGGCAGACTTCGACAAATACATAAAACTTTTACGAGCTATAAACAAGTCCTCAGTTTCCGAGGAAGAGAAGAAGTTTTTGCGACACGCCGCCTCCCGTCACATTGTGTTTAATTACAGCAATATAGCTGATTATTATGCCCATGCAAGTCCTGAAATGCAAGACTTGATGGAACAATCAGCCCTTGTAATGCTTGATATTGAGGATGCAATAGCACACGGCTATGTAAAACTAAGCTCCTCAATAAGAAAGATATTAGAGCAGAGCGGAGAAAAGGCCAATGCGTGATGATTTTGTAGTATTCATACTAACTCACGGCAGACCTGACAAAGTACATACTCTTAAGACCCTAAAGAAATGTGGCTATACGGGCAAGACTGTTTTAGTTATAGACAACGAGGACAAGACGGCACAAGAGTACTATGACAAATACGGCAAAGAGAATGTAGTCATGTTCGACAAGCTGAAGAAGTCCACAGAGTTTGACACCGTAGATAGAGGACAAGACAGACGGACGATAGTGTATGCGAGAAATGCCTGCTTTGACATTGCAAAAGACCTCGGCTATAAGTACTTCTTGGAACTGGATGATGATTATGTAGAATTCAGACAGCGATATGAGGACGATTGTGGTAAATTCGGTACTTGGTATCTAAGAGATTTTGACGCCCTTGTGGACTGTATGATAGAATTCTTAGAGACCTCTGGCGCCACAACAGTTGCTTTGTCGCAAACTGGTGACTTCATAGGCGGTAAAAACAGTAAAGTGGCGAAGGATAGATTGACAAGAAAAGCTATGAATTCATTCTTTTGTAGTACAGAAAGGCCATTCAATTTTATAGGCAGAATTAATGAAGATGTGACTACATATGTACACCTCGGAGGCAGAGGTTATCTATTCTTTACGATAGCCGATATGTCATTAGACCAAATGCAGACACAAGCAAACTCGGGCGGCATGACAGATATATACAACTCTCTTGGAACATATACAAAGACATTCTTCTCGGTCATTGTAAACCCGTCAAGTGTAAAAGTATGCACAGTAGGACAATCACATCCGAGAGTACATCACAGAATAGACTGGACAGCTTCGGTGCCGAAAATAATAAGTGGTAAGTATAAAAAGAAAAATAAGGAGAAATTATGGAACTCACACTTAAAACCACTCTGCTACAAAGTATGGTAGCAAAGGCCATGAAAGGAGCCTCTGGCGATAAGATGATACCGCTAACGAACCTTATGGCTATATCGTTAGAGGACAACACGCTAACCCTCATAACCACAGACGCCTCAAACTTCTTGTATGTAAGACAAGATAAGGTTGACGGAGAAGATTTCTACGCAGTGGTACAGGCAGATATATTCTCAAAGCTGGTTGCAAGAATCACAAGCGAGAATATAACACTTCAAGTGGACGACGGAATACTGATTGTAAGAGGAAACGGTAAATATTCTATCGAACTTCCCCTTGATGAAGAAGGAGCCTTGATAGTATATCCTGACCCGTTGTCAGAAGATTTTGAGAGTATAGAGGAAGTAGACATAAACCTCTCTACAATCAAGCTCATACTCGCCACAGCCCGCCACGCCCTCGCAGATACATATGATATACCCTGCTACACAGGCTACTATATAGCCGACAAGATACTCGCCACAGATACGAGTAAGATATGTGGTATAGATATCACCTTATGGGACACTCCTGCTCTAATAAGTGAGCCTATGCTCAATCTCGTGGGCGTGTTTGATGAGGAAAATATATCTGTATATCGTAATGAGGACAACATTATCTTTGAAACCAAGACCTGTGCCGTATATGGACCTCTGATGGACAGTATTGACGATTATCAAGATGATGTTATAGAGGGCTTGCTGGCGACAGAGTTTGACAGTGTGTGTAAAATTCCCAAGGCGGATATGTTAAGGCTACTGGACAGACTTATACTATTCGTAAGCAGATATGACAAAAACGAGGTTACACTGCTGTTCACAGAGAAAGGACTTCAAGTGTCTTCCAAGCGGTCAGACAGCAGTGAGCTGATAGCCTACGCCGACAGCGAGAACTTCATCCCGTTTGATTGTAAGATAGACATTGAGCTTTTGCACTCACAGGTGAAAGCTAATGTGGGGGATATGCTGAAAATAAGCTACGGCAACGACAGAGCCCTAAAACTGGAGGACGGTTGCGTAACACAGATTATAGCTCTGTTGCAGGAAGATTAAGCTAAACAAGCAG